TCTGGGCGGCTGTTCCACGATCACGAACCAATCCCGCCGGAATAAATTCCCTGCCCGGCTGTACGGCCTCTGCTGGTATAGCGCCTCCCAATCGTATGAGCCCACACTGGCCCGGATCGTCTCCAGCACTCCCGCTCCGTACATTTCCGGCCACAGCGCCTCCCCCTCTTTCCTTCCCAGCGCGTCCTGCTGATCTACCCATACTCCGTTGAGCAGCTCGTTGTACCGGTATTTCTCCCAATCTACCCCTTCAGGCGGCCTGGGCGCTTCCCAGATCGCGGGTAGGCTGAGCACGTGCCACTTCTCCGAGCGCGGGTTGGTCGCCATCCCTCGCAGGATCCGCCCCGCCCAGTCGTCCGCGTGCCATCGTGTGAACATCCCAATCGCCGCGCCCCACGGTCTGAGCCTGGTGCGCGCCGAGCTGGTCCACCATTCCCACACGTCCCGCCGGTAGGTCTCGCTTTCAGCTTCCTTACGGTTCTTGAAGGGGTCGTCGATGATGAATAAATAGGCCGGTTTTCCCGTGATCCCACCGCCCACCCCCGCCGCCACCAGCCCGCCGCGGTTCGGCGCCGCCAGGTCCCAGGCCTCCACGCTCCGGCTGTCCGAGCTCAGCTCCACCGGCGCGTCCACCGTCCCCCGCTGCCCGAATACGTTCACATACAATTCGTCCGTCACGATCTTCCTGGCCGCCCGGCTGTTCTCCAGCGCCAGGCTCGAGCCGTATGATGTCGTGATGATCCGCGTGTCCGGCTGCCTGCCCAGCACCCAGGCCGGGAAATGCTTGCTCACCATCTCCGTCTTGCCGTGCTGTGGCGGCATCGAGATCAGCAGTCTGCCGATCCCCTCCTCGCCCTGCGTTGCCAGATACATCTCCACCTGCTCGAGCATCTCCGCCACCAGCCGGTGATGCCTGGATGCCCGGTACCACGGCGAGGTGTATTCCATGAAGTCCACCAGGTGCCGCCGCGCCAGTTCCCGCCGCGCCAGCTCCTCGCGCGCAACCTCTGCCTTAATCGTCAGCGTGCTGCTCGTCAGCATCTACTATTCCCTCTCCCCCTTCGGGGTAAGATTGAGGGGGGGTCTCTCCCAGCCACTTCCGCAGCTCCTCGTCCGTCATCTCCTGCACGTCCCCCCTTGACGCCTTGCCCAGCTCGAGCTGCGATCGCGGCACGTAATCACCCACCAGCTCCAGGAAAAGCTTCCGGTCGTTGAACGATTTATAGTCCGGTTCGCTGGCCATCTTCACCAGCGCCTCGATCACGTCCCTGCGGTGCTCGAACAGCGGCGCCGCCTGCATCATTGCCACCATCTCGTCGATCGTCGCGTACTTCGTCCGCCAGGTATGGATCTGCCTCGAGCTCCTCAGCCCCAGCACCAGGCTCGCCAGCTCCTTCAATGTTTTCGGCCAGCGCGTGGCTCTCGGCGAGGCCGCCCAGGCAATATAGCACGCCACCCGCCACGGCCAGCCCAGCTCGATCAGCTTCAGGTATTCATCGAACCAGACTCTCCCTTCCCCCTCCCGGCTCGTCTCCCGCACCTGGTCGAAAGCCAGCCGCGCCGCCTCGCTGATCTGCCGCGCCTCCTCGTAGCTGATCAGCTCCTCGGACGCTTCCAGCTCCGCCTCGTCCAGGTCCAGCTCGAACCTGAGTTGTAATTCGTCGAACTTTTTCATCAGAGCCTCTCTGGCTCGCCTCCCAACCCGCGTATCTGCCGTACCAGTCGTTCTGCCCAGTCCCGCAGCACGCCATTTTCCTCTTCCAGATCGTCGAGCCGCTCGCGCAGCCGTTTATTCTCCGTCTGAAGCGAAGTGATCGTCATTCGCAGGCTTTCCAATTCGGTCTTCGTAGCCGCGCTGTGAGCCGTCAGCGCCGCGATCACGATCCCGATGGTCCCCGTGATCAGGGCGCCGATAGCTGTGATGATAGCTGCATCCAATTCTCTAAGTCCCTCCTCGACAGTCAATCTCCGTTGCACGATCGGTGCGAGATCTCCAATCATGATTGCATACTGTTAAGCGCGGATGTGATTCGTCGCTTTGTACACCCCGGCGTTGGCCGCGATCGCCAGCACGAACGTCCAGGCCGCCCTCAACCCACCGTCCACACTGCACGCGTATGCCTCCCCGTAGCCAAAACAACCCGTTGCAAACGGCACCCACACCATCACGAAGATCAGGAACAGCATCACCAATTGTTTCTGCTCGCTGTTCAGCTTCTCGTATTTGCCCTTGAATCCCGGCACGTACGCGAACAGCAGAGAAAGCCCGCCCGCAGCCAGGATCAAAATCATCTCGATCTCCATCTCAGCCTCCTTAAATGTCAGCGCCCGGCAGCCTTTTCGACTGCCGGGCGCTCGTCTCCGACGATGGCAGGATCAACTACATCCCGCCTGCTCATTGTATATCAGGTCCCTTCTCCCCGCCTATCCTTATAAAAAAATTTTTATACCGTGTGAAGCAGGGCTTGGGGACCTGATGGATAGGTGGGGGAAACCCCGCTCCACTCGCTATTCACATTGTATGGGAATATTTGTAATAAGTCAACATTTAATTCTCGTTTGATGCCTTTCTTTCTTTTGGATCAATCATTTCCTTATTCTGGTCAACCATTCAATAAACCTCCACATTAATTTTGAAAGCCACGTTCTCTCAAACTCAGCCTTTATTGTCAATTTGAGATTTTCCATTGCTTTATACATCTCTAATAATTCTGGATGAATATCTTCAAGTTTTTCATTCTCGTCCATTTTTCACCTCCACATTAATTATATCTGTGTTTATCCGTGTTCATCTGTGGCTAATAATACCCTCTCCAGGTCCCTCGCCAGCTCCGGCTCCTCCTCCCGGCAGCTCTCGATATATGCCCAGATCGCCGCCCGCGCGTGCGGATCCGTGTCGATCCGCAGCGTGAAATATACTGCTCCCGGATCCGTCGGGCTCCCATCTGCCTTCGTCACCAGGTATTTGCCGTGCAATCCCTTTTTTTTATTCATTAAGGCCTCAATCAATAATCGCAGTTATCGGCCTATTCTGTAAAAACGGGAGCATCATCTACTCGCTTTGATTTGCTGAAAAGCTCCCATTCGGTATAATTTGTGCCTATTATCATTAGAATCAACAGGGGCATCCCAGATGCGATAATATCCCACACAACATAACTATTACCACTACCCGCATTAACAATAATGTCGCCACGTTGTAATTTATCAAATTCATCTCTGGTCATCTTCGGCTCTCAATCCATTCTATCGAACACATCTCTATAGGCCATCAACGCTACCGGCGGTTGCGTCTGGCCAGAGTAAACCCACAGCCAGGCCTTACCAAAAAACAGAGCTGAGAGTCGCTCTCGCCATGAAAGTTTCCACAGCGATAAGCATGTGTGGCCATCTGTATGGACCGGCAATGATCCGCACTCTTCATCGGTCATACCCTCAGGTTTCAAAAGTGCCTTGTTGGCTTGCGGAAAGTTAATTGGTTTCATTTCTCACCTCCAATCTGTTTTCTCGGTCGGCCTGGCCTGGGCCGCATTGATCGTAGTTTCAGCCATTCATCAGTCGGTAGGGATTTATTGTAATATCTGACCTGAAATTCCAGAGCGTCAGTCCAATCCCAACCACGTTGATCGTAAAATTCTATAAGTGCCCTAATGTCTGCTTTTTGTTCTTCATTCATGATCTATATCGCTAATAGAATTTAGCATTTCTTTTTCCTCAATCGCTAATAAGTATTACCTGCTCAGACCTCGATCCCTCGCCTCTCCAACAGCCTGCGGATCGCCCCCTCCCCCGGCACCCACGTCCGCACCAGCCCGCAGATCGAGCACCTCACATCTGCCACGTACCCCTCCACCACCGCCATCACCTCCACTCCCTCCCCTCTCCCAGAATTGGGAGAGGGGTCAGGGGTGAGGGCCTCCCGGTAAAGCAACAAACGCCGCACTCCTCCTCTGTCCTGCATCACCATCCCCATCACGTGCCCGCTCGTGCAACGCCAGGCCTTCAGCTCATCCATGCTCGCCCTCCTTCGCTCGCCAATACAGGCGCAGGTGCCTCATCCCTACCTCATCTTCGTATTCCAGGGCAGCTTCCACTTCCCCATGCTCTCCTACCCAGCGCAGGATCGCCTCCTCTGTGTTGATTTGCCCGCGTGCTCGCAGCAGGTGCAGTCGCCGCAAGCCCCTGGAGCTGGTGTCATCCCGCACCACGTGTACGTCTTCATTCACCGGTTATTCTCTCCTCTTCAAGCAATCTGTGTTCATCTTGCGCCAACGGAGTTGGCAAGTCCATCTGTGGCAAATTAACCCTTCTCATCACCAAAATACTGAACACCTCGCTGCCGAACATACGCACGTGCTGCACCTCCAGACCGGCATTCTCCATCACCAGCATTGCCGCCTGGATCGCGTCCGCCTCTGCCTCGCTGTAAAATCGTTCTTCTCGGCAAGCCA